CCGCTATTTCGATTGATTAGATCGAAGGGCCCCACTGAACTGGTCAGTGTTGCAAGGGTATCAGTAACATTCCATATCTGTCGAATGGAGATCTATCATGAACATCTTTCTTCCGAAAGAGCACTTGAGATTTGATCCTTCTAAGATTATCGACTGTTTAGACTCTATACCAGATGCTGCTAAAGTACCCTTTATGGGTAAAGTAGCATTATGGTTAAAATCTAATGGGGCTTCCTGGACTGCTTCTCGTCTTAAAGAGCTGAGGCAGCGAGCAATCGCTGTCAGGGCTAAGCAAGACGTGGAGCATGACCATTGGTTTAGGTTAACATCGGCTAAGAAATTAGCGGGTACACTTTCTTTCATAGATCGTATATCTGAAACGGGCAGTAATGCCCAATTCCGCGACCTAATCCAGTTGTTATCCGTTTTCTCTTCGTTCAAGTTACCCGAACGCGCAAGCGAGGGTGACTTTAAGAAGATGAATGACGCGATGGCTCACGAAACAGAAATTACAGACTATCCAACTATCCCATCTTCCTTACTATACCATCTCAAGGCACCAAAGTCTGATGCACGTGAGGGATTTATAGGAGAGTTTTTAGACTCCTGGTGGGGGTTGGCTACGTCATTATTGGATGTTGAGGGCCTGGCAGTGCCAGAACCTCGTCCATTAATTAGTAATTTTGCGATAGAGTCAGACGTGGTAAGACATGCATTGTGGCTTCTAACCGAGGAAGCGATTTGGAACCGTAGGAACGTTCCTCCTCGCCATACTCATAAGCACGCACCTGAACTTAAAGGTACGTACGGGTTAGAGATACCTCGTAGACACGAAGTACCGAAAGGTATGGGACACTTGAGGTACCGAGTCCAGCCGAATGGCAAGACTAGGTTCTATGCATCTCCATATCCTGCTGTGCAAGAACTCCTGAAACCTCTAGGCGATCTCGTATACAACCTACTGCGCTCTGCGCCGTGGGACTGCACCTTTGATCAAGATGCGGGTATATGGAAAGTCCAAAGGTGGTTAAGTGAAGGGAGAAGTTGTTCGTCTATTGATCTGACGAGCGCAACTGACCTCTTCCCACTTGAGTTTCAGGTTAATGCACTTAGCAAGCTTATGACCTCCACAACCGGGAGGTCACACGTTTATCACGCGTCATTAAAGAGGCAGTTAGAGCTATTCACGTTCGTATCACGGGGAGAGTGGTTACTCCCCAATGATATGTGCGATGCTCTAAACTTGCCCCACGGATCCACACGACGTTGGAAGACAGGCCAACCCCTTGGCACGTATCCTTCTTTTGGGATATTTGCCATTGGGCACGCAATGCTTGCACTACGTGCTTGCTTTGAGGTTGGTGTCGACGCAATTGAAGCCAT